TTTATTCGAACCCAAAGAAAATCCTGTTTGAGATGGCTTATTTTCAATTGTCTTTTTGCCGATATATCTTAAAATCGTATCCTCAACTGTTTCACCTGGTCTTCTGAATTGAGAAATATTCTCAATCTCATCTGATAGTTCTGGATACTTTTTAGCAACAATGTTCTCAAGTTCCAGTCTTTCAACCTTGCTCATCAGGCTTCCTATGTCGGAAACATTTAGAAGTTCCCTTGCTTTTGCAAGTTCCTCTTCTAATTGTTTCCTTGTTTTGATTTCCTGCTCTAATTTTTGCCTCAAAACCTTGACAGCAGGACCTTCCTCTATTGGTTTTGGTTCTTCTTGAACCTGTTCCTCTGGAACCTGTTCTTCTGGTTGAATTAATTCTTCACCCATTGTCTTACGCTCTCCTGCCCGGGAGCAGACAGGAAAGGAAAAGAATTAACGACTATGGAACATAAAATCGTAAGATTTCTGGATTTGCGTATCCACCCCTCAATTCTACTTGTCTTCTACAACCCTCCGAATTGCATATCCAAACCTTCCATTCTTCAACATATTTGTAAATTGATTGATTAAAAGTGGATGGAACTCTGTTTCCTCCGCAGAGGCAATAGAATTTATTGTTGTAGAAAGCATCCTTGTAATGCTCACAATCTTTTGCGGGAATGCCGCAGAATTCGCAAATTCCACCTCTTATATCAGGATAGACAACTTTTTTTGTTTCTTCTGAGGTTGGATTTTCTTGTTGAGTTGTTTCTTCCTTCTTCTTTGCCATTTTGAAATATTATACACCTTAATTACGACCCAGTCAAGTTTGTAAATTCCAGCTCTATAACCCTCATAAGGTTTTCTGGCAAATTTTTTAAAAAATCAAGAGAAGATAAACTTTCCCTATAAGCAATCAAAGTTTCCAATTGTGTTGGTGAATTTTCAAAATTTTGTATTACTCTTTCTCTTGTATCTTCAATAATTTTTTGAAAAACCCTCCATTCTTCTGACACAGACAAAGATTTCAATTTCAAATAAAGTTCCTGCGCCCTTTCAGGATTTTCAGCGATATATTCTCTTAATTGCTTTCCAAAATATTCTTCAAGCAAAACCTTCTCCTCCATTATTTTCTTTTCTTCTTTTGATGGCTACGTATTGCTTTCTCTAATTTTCCACTTCCTTTTCCGTGAAGACCTTTATCTTTTAAAGTTCCCTTAACAATTGAGGCATAGAAGAATTTCTTTCCCTCCTCTTTACCATATTCTTCCTGAAACTTTCTCAATATTTTTTTCCCTTTTGAAGTTAGTGGCATTGTTGTATGTTTGTTAATAATTACGATTTTTTTAGCCTTTTTTTTAAGGCTTTTCCTAATTTTTGTCCAAGCCTAAAACTTAAACCAAGAGGGCTCGATTCAAAAGCCTTTCTTGCAACATCTGATGCAAATTTTTGTCTTTTTTCTCTTGCGACTGATTCTCTTAAAACTTTCTGCACATCGGACTTGTTTGCTGTAGGTCTCACTCCGCTCCAATGTTTTTCAGCCATCTTGCGGAATGCCAATTTTACATCTTCACTTATTTTGGGAATTCTCACAGGTGCCCTTTGCTCCTGAGCGATTCCCAATTCTTTTTTTCTTTGTTGTGGCATTGTTTTTTGTTTTGTTTTGTAAATTACGACCAATATTTTTTTAATAAATCTTCAATTTTATTTTCTATCTTTTCCTCTTTTTTTGTCAATGGTTTAACTCTTGAAGCAAATCCCCCTTCCTGTGACAACAGTTTCTTTCCTCTGCTTTTTGTTTTAGGTGGAACCTTTAATTTCTTTTTCATTTCACTTCTTGCGAAGTTTGTGGCATTAATTGTCCAACCATTGATTGAACTTCTTCTTGGGGGACTTTTTGTGTTAATTCTTTTTGAACTTCTTCTGGTTGCTGAATTTCTGGCTGTTGTATATTTTGTTGCGGTTGTTTTGTTCCTTCTTGCTGTTGTTGTTTTCTTACAAAGTTCATCAAATGAGCCTCTATGTGTAATTTTACAACATCGTTCTCAGTAATCTTGTAATGTTCCTCAAGGTGCTCTATGTCATTGTCATTCTCGTCGATATCAATCCAAACTCCGTCTTTTAGATATTCGTTTTCCTGTCTTGCCTTTAATTGATGAGGAGATGGAGGAAGTAATAAATCAATTTGTTCTGGTGTAAAGTCCATATCCCTTAAAAGATTTCTAACTGCATATTTCACATTTCCTCCTGTTTGTGCCAAGATTGGTATTGTTTCTGCTAAATCCCTTCTTCTAACAACTTTTTGTGGTTCTGCTGCTAAAGATGAGACTACTTCAATGGAAGGATCAACTTCAGGAATAAATTGCCTTTTACTAACTTCAACAAATTTACTTGCCCCATAAGATCCAATCATTTCAACAAGTTTATAATCGTTTTCCCTCATAAATCTTTGGTGTCTTTTAAGCCATCTATACCAGAAATCCTTTTCTCCTGCTACAATATTTCTCATAATGCTTGACATCAACATATCCTGTTTTGCCTTTGCCATTGCCACCTCCGTTGCAGTTTTCTTTACTGATGCTAATGAACCTCTCAAAATTCTTTGGCTTCCTGCTGCTCCTAATGCCTCATTGACAATCATCTGATAGTAAGAAATAACATCATTAGAAACTGCTTGTGTTTTGGGGAATGGTGCTATTTGTCCTTGAGGAGGAACCTTTGTAAAAACAATCTTATTGATTTCTCTTGTCATCAAGTCCTTTGGATTTAAAACTGCTTGTAGGTTGATTAAGAATTGTGGTGTTGCGTCTATTCTTACTCCTTGAAGCATTAAGTTTGAAAGATAAACCAAAATCCTGTGAGAATTTTCTAAAATGTCAGGAAGTCCAATGCCCCAAAATCCGAATGGTGTTTTTTGATAGTAATAAACAACAAAAGGAATTTTGCTTTCTCCGTTTCCCTTGTCTTTGTAATCAACTTTTTGAAAACCTAAAATTGTTGAGATTTTGTTGTCTGTCCATATAACCCACAATTTCCCGTTGGCATACATATACCATTCAAGAAGTTCCAAATAGGCTTGCGAATGAACTGGCTCTTCTGTAAAAAGTCCGTCAAGAATGATATTTTTTGCTTTTCTTTCTAACACAGTCTTTTCCATTGAAGCAGGATAACTTGCTCCAACAATCTTTTTAACCTTCTCTGGATCAAGCCTGCTATCGTTTATGAGTTCGTAATAAGTCTTGTAAATATACCTTCCTGCGTATCTTGCGTCATCAATTGTGTTTGCGTATTTGTCAATAAAGAAAGTAAATGGAGATTGAACTGATGGCAAAACAGTCTTTCTTTTCGTATCGTATTGTGAAACATCTAAAATTCCTGTGCCAAAGAAAATTGTGTTCCAGTTAAGTTCTCTATGAACCATTCCCATATTCATTTCATCAAAATCAAATTTAGCAACAGCGTTCGTGTAAATTATCTTTTCCTCATCTTTAGGCATTCTCGCCTTAAAGTTAACAAGCATCTCATCATTATCAATAGCGGAATAGTTTTCGTGAAATTGTGTAAATAAAAGATTTGATCCAACCAATAAATCTCCAACCTTTTTCCTTTCCTGATTGAGATAAAGTTTTATGTATTCCGTCCAATAAGTTTTCTTTGTCCTTAATTCCTGCTGGCTGTCATTAAATTTTTCATTCACATCGTTCAAGATTTCTTGCTCTGTCCACTCTGTTAAGTCTTTTAATGAAAGTTCAAGTTTATCTTGCATTGTTTAGTTCTTTAAATTCTTCGACATAGATTGGTTTAAATTCGTATTCGTTTATCTTCTCAATTGCTCTTTGCCTAAACTCTTCTGGTGTAATATTCGGAAGTCCTAATAACCATTTCAATTTTCCAATCCATCTTGGGTGTGCTAATACAAATGCGTATAATCCATCTGCAGTTTCCCTGTAAAGAATTTCAGAATAGATGTAATATTTTTGCTCGTATGCTTGCTGCAGAATTCTTTGTGTTAAAGCCTTTTTTAATTCGTGAAACCATTCCTCCTTTAAAACATAAAATTTTTTGCCATCGTGTTCAAATTCTTTCAACGCTTGTGGTATTTTCAAAAGTAATTCTTTTTTAGATATTCTTGCCACTATTGGATTTGTGAAATCTTTCAACATCAGGCAAAAGGAAGATGTTAATATTCGCTTGATAATTCATAAATCCAAAGAGTTTAACAACCTTTCTCACCAACTGAATATGTTTTCCTTGCTTCCCCAATATCTTTGCCTTTGCTTCTTTTGTTTTACAATCAAAAATCAGGTTTATTCCCCTTAAATCAATCTTAGCTTCTTTTAGTATAAGTTCCTCTTTATAAATCTGTTTCAAGAGTTGCAAAGTTTCATTTTTTATTAAATCAAGTTTCTCACTCTCCATAAATGATTTTTCAGCCTTATTCTATCATAAACTCTTTCATTTTGTCAAGTTCTATCATTGAGGATAAGTCTACTGCGAAGGTCAATGCCAAAGCATCTGCCACATTAGGTGATTTTATCCCCATCTTCATCAAATCTTCTTTTGATTGAAATTTTATAACTCTGTCAGAATGTTCCTTATATCTCAGTGTTAAAATCTCGTTCCAAGCATCGTCTTTTAAAAGTTTCCCGCTTGTTAGTATCCATTCCCTCATTTTCCAATATAACTCAGCCTTTCTGTTAAAAAATCTTTCAGGATAATTTGCTTTCTGTCCGAATTGTATGCCGTGAAGTTCTTGATATAAGCCTATTTCGTTTAGTCTGTCATAAATTCCTTTTCCTATACCTGTAATATCTATGACAATTGCTGATGGATGATATTTTACAAGGTAATCACTTAAAAGGGGAAGAATTTGCATTGTGTCTGAAAGCCTTCTATTGAAAAGAACTTTTGCTACAAAATTGTCCCTTAAAACTATTGCTGTTTCGTCTCCTCCTGCGCCTGGATCTATCCCTATAACTGCTTTGTGAAAATTCTGTATATCAACATCTATGATTGCATTTTTAAGCTGTGTAGAAGTCAATAATGGCAAATATCCCTTTTCGTCTGTTATGCTTTCTAAAGAATACCAATCACCTTCAAGCAAAGCCTTTTTCAATGGTTCATCCATTCCTTTTGCTAACTCTTCATAATAGTTTTCTGGCAAATATGGATTGTCTCCTATCTCCGCTTTCAAATATCCTGCTTCCCTGCATCTATCATCTTTTGATGTTTTTTCTACAAAAAATTCTCTCACCCAATTTGAAAATTCTCCGACAGGATTAGATACTGCTAAAAACTTTGGATTTTCTATTCCCGGCCATCTGTTTCTTTGTAAAAGAATATCAAATGTTTCTTTTGGTATTTGCGTTAATTCATCTACTCCTACAATAGCCCATTCGCTTGAAAAATACTTTTCTGGTTCATCTAAATTCCTAAACATCAAAATTCCTCCTCCATAGTCTTCTGACAAATGAAATTCACTTTTCTGTTCATAATAAGTTCCAAGCCAATTAGGAAATTCTTCTTTTACCCTTTTTAAATGTCTATCATTTAATTCTGGATAAGTTCTACAGAATAAACCTGCTTGCACTCCTTTATATCCTTTTGCTCCCCAATATAAAAGCCAATAAAGAATAATCCACCTTAAACTTCTGCTTTTCCCACTTCCTAAAACTCCAGCATATAGCGTATAGCGATAGTTTTTTGTAAATTCCAAGAATAGTTTTTGTTTAGGAGTAAAGTTTGCTAATTTGAAAAAGTTAATTTTTTCCATTTATTTTTTGTTTTCTTCATCTTCTTCATCTGTTAAAACTAAAACCTTTTTTTCTTCCTCAATTGTTTGTTTTGCTTGTCCATATAATCTGTCAAGAATATCTTTATAAAATGGATAATTTCCTTTTAATGCTTGTGCTATTCCTTTTTTAACAATTTCTACTAAAACTGCATCGGGTTCTTTGCCAAGTTTTAAAGATTTATTAACTTCTTTAATCGCTGTGTCAAATAAAGTCCTAAAACTTTGTGCCCCTTTGGGACGACCCTCAAGATTTCTTCTTGGATCATAACCCTTCTGAAATGGTTTTAAAGTTTTTAAATTAGACATAAAAACACAGTTAAATCTCACTTAATGAATTCCCGACTCCTAAAAATTTGAATAATTGTTCCTGATTATTTTTTCTTTTTCCATATAAAGAATGAAATATTCTATGACATTTTGCGCATAAAACAATCCCATTCTCGTAATCATCTGCCCTTTCTGGAAAATCTTTATAGTTAAAAATATGATGAACGTGCAGGTTTTCTTCTGTTTTGCATTTTACACAAGCATAATTATATTTTTTTAAAATTTCTTTTCTCCATTCTATTAAATGTTCTCTTCTTAAGCCAAAAAAATAAGTCTTAACCCATTCCATCCACCCTTCTATTAACGACTTGCGTATATCATTGGGAATAACATCTAAAAATCCTTTCTTCTTTATTTTTCTCATTAATTTTTTTTTACGATTTTCTCCTAACAAAATGTAAGCTTTAGACACTACTAAAAAAGCAAGCATAGATAATACCCATAAGGCAAAAATTATTTTATCTTCTTTTTCTTGATTTTTGTTTTCCATTTCTCAATACTTAAAATCCATCTCACTTATTTTATCACTTTTTAATCTTCTTTCTGCTTTTGAGACCATAACATCTATTTTTGACCTGTCTTTGTCTGATACAATCCTCCCTCCAGTTTTTTCTTTGTAAGCCATAACTCTTTCTTGATCAACATTTA